GGTAAAAGCCGCCGATATGCTCCGTGGATCTTCTGTTTGGCTCTCCTCCGCCCAGTCTGTTCTCGCTTTCTCGGCTCTCTCTATAGATCACCCCGAACTCCTAATAGTAGAACACGCTAAAGTAAGAGGTGGCCGGAAACAAAAACCCTTTGAGATAGAAATGGTCATCCGCCCAGATTACCGGAATACCGAAGAAACTATTGTAGATGGCTTTAAATACGTAAAAGAAGTCTCGGAGATAAAATTAAAAATAGATACAGCCAAAGAGGCAATTGTAAAAATGCTATCGGATAATCCAGACAAAGAATATTCAGCCACCGAATTAAAAGCCAACCTCGCTAATCAAGGAATTGTTGATCGGAATATTGATACCGCTCTCCCCAATTTAGTCCAAGAGGGAGAGATCTATGTATCGTCCGGAACAGGGGGAAGAGGTAGTCCAAAATTGTATAAAATATGTGTAACCAATATGTTGGAAAAAATAATAGAAGAGGAGGAAAAACAGTGATTTTTATAAAAACCCAAGTGTGGAAAGATAGGCATAATTTATCTTCTGCAATAGCTGTTGCAGAAGATTATTGGTGTAAAGATACGGTACTATCGACATTTAAGAAAAATAAAAATGCCTTTTTTAAGAAAGTCGTTGCAGAACTTATTTTATATCTTCTGCAATCTTCTGCAATAGGTCGTTGCAGGAAATCTTTAATGGAAAGATACGCAAAAACAAAAAATGAGTTTAATCTTCTGCAAGTGGCCGTTGCAGACCATTATCGTATCTTCTGCAACTTCTGCAACCCTTATTATATAAGGGTTGCGAATTGCAGAGGATCGGAGGTCTGCGAAAAAAAAGTTATTAATTTTTGTAAAAATATATGACAATTATGGAGGAAGAAAAAAGAGTTAGAGTTATGGAGTTATTACTCCGGTTAAAAAAACTTAATCGGGTGTATCAACTTTGTGAGACGGAAGATCAGAGGGGACGGTTATTGTCTGCGAGTCAAGGACTGCAAGATAGTTTGGTGGCCGAGGGATATGAGAGGAGTTTGGTCGAGACACTTTTAATTTGTGGTAAAGAGTTTTTGGATACGCTGTATAAAAAGCCGGAGGCGGATACTACGGAGGCCACCTACGAGGACGCGAGAGTTATTTTTAGTTAATATTATTTATTTATTATAAAAACAAAAAATGAAAACACAAAAAGAAAAGGGCAAAAAGACCTCACCAAATGACCTAGAAATTAAGGTAAAGGCGGGAGGTAAAGAATATAAGGTGGGAGATCAACCATCGTTTTTAGGGACGCAAGAGCTGTCGTTGACGAGAAAAAAACCAATACAGGCCGTCAATATGTTTCTACCGCCGGGGGTATCTAAGTTTTACATTGAGAAAACTGACAATCACCATCGGGTTAAAATTAGGTTTTTGATCGCGACCGAGGAAGTGGAAAGGTTAGCTGATAAAGCCGAGAAGATGATGGGGGTTAAAAAAAATGATGACCAACCGAAGAAAACTGATGACCAACCGAGCAAAGACAAATATGAAAAACCAAAGGCCGAGGCTTGAAAAATATTTTAGAGAGGTAAATATATTTAAAGAGGTAAACAACGCCGGAAAGGCGGTGGTGTCTCCGTGGGAGGAAGAGTGGATTGGGGAGGGTGATCGGATCTATTATATTTTAATGTGGGCAGATAATAAGGAAAGAGAGAGAAAAAGGAAAGAGTCTAAAAATAGGAAAAGATTTGGTACTTGACAATAACAACCGCTTGATAGATAATTAGGACAATTATAAATTAAGTGGAGGCAATACAATGCTTGAAAAAGTCCTTGTTTTCTTAACGCCATTTTTGATTATTATGGCGTGTTATTTATTATTAAAATTTATATAAGTAGTCTAAACCGGCTTAAAAAGGCGAAGCCTTGAGGCGGTGGTGTCTACGAAAAAAGGAGATCAATACAATGAGATATTATCAAATATATATAGTAAAAACAGCGAAACCTATGGGTAAAACTAAATATGATTGGGAAACCTATGATTGCGAAACAAAAAAATTCAAGACTTTGGCGGAGGCTAGAGCGTGGCTAAAAGAGGAGTATTGGTATGTTAAAAAAATTGTTAAATCATACCGAGACGATAAAGACGGCAACGCGATAGAGTCTGGCTTTATTTATTGCTTTAAATCAGATCCGGTGAGTTATGATGACATCCATCATTTTGAACAACATTGGATTGATGTGGCGAAAGTCAATGAAACTTTTATAAGTTTAAAATAAAAATATGATTAAACTATATTTTCATCAAACGGACGGCGGAGCAAGATATCTTTTTGACACTTTTATTGAGTGTGATAATGGCCATAAAGAGGGGACGATCACCGATAAGACAAAATATGTCATAAGATTAGATGGTGAGCCGGAGTTAAATATTAGAGAGGAGGAAAAATAATATGAAATGCGATCTATGTAATAAAACAGTAAAAGAAAACACCGCCGGTGATCTTAGATATTGTCAAGGTCATTGGGGATTTTCAAAAGAGGTTTTAAAACAGGAGGGAATTATATGACAAATTATAAATATATAATATCCAAAAAATACTCTACAAGTGATATTTTTAAAACTTTTGGAGAGGTTGACGCCAAAAATAAAAAAGAGGCGGATCGGAAAGTTTTTGATATTTTTTTAAAAATTACTGATCGGGTTGGATCGGATAATTATTATTACTCATTTATAAAATAATATGACAAACAAAGCGGCACAATTATTAGGGCGGTTAGGTGGCAAGGCCACCGCCGCCAAACACGGAGCGGAGCATTTTAGCAACGCCGGACGGATCGGAATGGCTAAGCGGTGGGCTGGTCATATTAAAAAGACGCCGGAGGGCAAGATCATCATAAAATTTGCGTGTCCGGCGTGTGGTCAAGAATTTGAAACGGATAAAAAATACTTGAAAGATGTGGGGAATTGTCCGAAATGCGATCTACTACTTGACAAGAATAACAAGCGGTTGTTATAATTAGTAGAATTATAAATTAAGTAAAAAAAATGACGACAAAAGAATACGAAAAAATAGAGGTATTAGTCAATAGACAAGGGCTAACGCTTGAGGATTTATTTATACTTCAAGCAGTAAAGGAGGAGGAATACTAAATGACAAAAAGTTATCCGGAATTAAAAAATGTTATTTTTCAGAAAAAAATATCTAAGATATTAGAGAAGCATAAAGTCTTTTTCGCTTTTAGCGGTCTCCAGTTGGTGGCCGGACTTAAAAAGATAAATGAAAAAAAAGAAAACGTGACCTCTTTGGGTAGTGGTCAAATTCTACCAAAGGCAAATGTTAGCGCCTATCTAGATGAAATGCTAGAGGCGAGCGGTTGGCTTAATAATGAGGTCAAGAAATTAGACGCCAATAGTGTGATCCGGTATGAGTTGAATAATTATGAGTGTTACTACACCGGAGATATTACGGACGCTTTAGACGTCCTAAAGAATTACGGTTTTACTCCGGATCAAGTGTCCGCGGTGTTTCATAACAAAAACGCTATTATTTAATTAAGGTCAAAGCAAACAGAGAACCGGCAGAAATGCCGGTTTTTTGTGGTTTATGCCTATGTTAGCGAAAAAAAGGCCTCATAGAATGACCTACAAAGCACGAAAGGCGGAGGGGTGGAGTGTTTATACCTTGTGTTTTGGGTTGTTGTGGTGGCGGTGATTGTGGTAGTATTTTTATATATGGAGACAATAACAAAGCCGGTTAAAAATGACAACGGATCGCGAAAAGGTTGTAAAAATAGAATAAGTACCAGAATAAGACAATCAAAAGTGATAGCTGATATCGTAAATAATGGAAAGCCGGTAACAGTCGCTATGCGTGACAATGGATATAAAGCGGGTTACAATCCAACGGCAATAACAAAGACAAAAACTTGGCAAGAGTTACTAGCACGTGACTTGCCGGATAAACTGCTATCCAAGGTGGCTAAAAGTGGTTTAAAGGCTAAAGGTGGTGACTATTACAAAGATCTGGAGATTAAACATAAATACCTTGAGACATCACTTAAAATGACCGGCAAGTTAAGAGACAACACGGACACCGGTAATCTACTAGGTCTAGTAGTAGGCTTTAAGATGGTAACGCCTAAGGATACGGCAGAAGTGATAGAGGGAGAGACAGTATAATATTATAGGGCAGTCGCACAATCTACCTTTTACGACTATGTCACGTGCCTATAAGTCCCACTAGGGGGGTATATGTGTCTCATAATAGGAAGAGGGGGGATAGGGGGGGGGAGGGGGGGGTGGTCAAAAATACACAATGAAGAGGCAACAACCCCCACGACTCACCGTCAAAAAATTTAACATACCGTGTCTGTTAAAAAAAATTTTTTTCACTTTTTCCAACTTCCTATATCAAACTACATCACGCAGACACCACCGCCCTGTTTATTCCTCTTAGTAGATTGCCTTATTTTTTTATCTGTTGTATAGTTAAATTAACAATACAATGCCCGAAACCACCCAAAAACAAATCACTGTAGAGATCCGCCCACAACCCAAACAATATAAATGCTATCTCAAGTTGTTTGACACGGTGACAAGGTTTATCGGCTTTGGTGGCGGTGCTGGTGGGGGCAAGACGTGGCTAGGGTGCGAGTGGCTTCTCCAAATGTGCTACCGCTATCCCGGAAGTAAGTGGTTTATTGCCAGAAAAGAGTTAAAGAGGTTGATGGGTTCTACCTATGTTACTTGGAGTAAAGTCTGTTCTTATCACCATATCCCACAGACAGATTGGAGATTAAATGGACAGTATAATTATATTGAGTTTATTGCTGGAGCGGCTAAGGGAAGCCGGATAGATTTAATTGATGTGGACTTTAAGCCGTCTGATCCTATGTATGAGAGGTTTGGTTCATTGGAGTATACCGGAGGCTGGGGAGAGGAGGTGGGGGAGTGGAGTTTTGACGCGTTTGATGTGTTGAAGTCTAGGATTGGGCGATGGAGAAACCAAGAGTATAAGTTGAATACACCGAAATTTTTGTTGACCTTTAATCCGACTAAGAATTGGTTGTATCGGATTTTCTATCAGCCGTGGAAGAATGGAAGTTTACCTCCGGAGTATTGTTTTATCCAATCTTTGTATATGGATAATGAGTTTACGGCTAAAGAGTATGGAAAATCTTTAAATGAGATAACAGATCCGGTGACAAAAGCTAGACTTAGAGATGGGATT